CCGCCGGCCCCGGCGCACCGGGGTCGCCTTTCTCGCCCGGGGGGCCGCGTTCACCGTCCCGACCGGGCGCACCGCTCGGCCCGACCGGGCCTTCGGGACCGGGCGGGCCTTCCGGGCCGCGCGGACCTTCGGGCCCGCGAGGCCCCGGCGGCCCTTCGAGCCCCGCCGGACCGGGCAAGCCGTCGCGACCGTCACGACCGTCGGCCATGGCGGTCAGCCGGTGGCGAGCGCGAGCGCCGAGCGCAAGTGCGTGGCGAAGAGCGCCGTCTGCTGGTCCTCGGTGGCGCTGTCGGCTGCCGTGCCAGCCGCGGCGGGTGCGGGCGCGGCGGCGGGCGCCGGTGCGGGCTTCGCAAACGGGTCGTTCTGGTCGCGCTGCGCGAGCGCGGCCAGGCTGAACTGCTGCTGCTGCATGTAGACGGTGTCACCGCCCTCGAGCGGTTTCTTGTCGATCTTCTTGCGCGCCTCATTGGGCGTGTAGAGCGCACCACCGATGCCGTCGGTCAGCGACTTCACCTGCGTCTGCGTGTCCATGCGCAGCAGCTGGTCGACGTCGAGCTCGACGCCGTAGGTCTTGCCGACGATGTCGGTGAGCCCGAGGCCTTCGTCCTGGCAGAGCTCGTAGTCTTCGAGGTACTTCTGCAGGCAGTCGGTGTAGTAAATCTGGTTCAGCACTTCGGCGTTCTGGTAGGTGGGCATCGGCCCGATGCCGACCTTGAACGCCGGCACGTGGAAGCAGCCGCACACCGTCTCGGCGGTCCAGCGCAGCTGCTCGATCAGCTGCGATTGCGCCGCGGGCACCGCCATCGGCTCGAACTTGAGCCCGTCGCCGAGCACCGCGATCTTGCCCAGGTTCGCGCTGCCGTAGTTCTGCTCCCAGCGCTCCTTCATCGTGATCGCGTCCTCGTCCGTGATCGGACCCGGCGCGGTCAGGATGCCGCCCGGCACGGCGCGGTTGCCGAAGAAGGCGTTCGACGAGCCCTGGATGCGCAGCGCCTGCGTGCCGGCGAGCGCGGCGGCATAGAGCGGCGGCACGCCCATCAACGGGTGGAACAGGCAGTTGTAGCGATCGTGGATGATCTCGCGCGCGGGCACCACGACCTCGTGCACGAGGCCCGAGAGCTGATCGACCTGCAGCCGATAGAAGACGTCGCCCGATTCACTGACCAGCGGCTCGACCCGGGTCGGGTCGAGCAGGAATTGCGCCACCACCACACCGCGTTCGTCGCGCGCTTTCAACGCATAGGTGTTGCCGTGGATGAGCTTACTGAGCGCCCACCACTCCTGAAACTGGATGCGGTTCTGGAACGCATTCGGCTTGCGCAGGAACGGCGAGAACGCGGCGCTCTCGATTTCCTCCCAGATGTCATCGGCGGTCAGCTGCACCAGCTTCGGGCGCAGCTTCGACATGTCGCTCGCGATCAGCGTGATGCACGAGAACACGGTCGACTGCGCGAGCACGCTGTCGCGGTCGAGCACCACGTTCTGTTGCCAGGCGCCGGCGTACGATTCCCAGATGCGCCACCAGCCGCCGAGGCCGCGCCCGCCGGAGGCCGAATCAACCGACTGCAGTTGCGATGCGCGCGGGCGCGTGACGGTACTGATCGCCTTGACGATCCGCTCGAGGACGTTCATTGCGCCGCCGTGGTGTCGGCGCTGAGCGTCTCGGCGTCGAGTTCGGTCGAGCCCTCGGCCGTGAGGTCGCGGCGCTTGTAGTTGCGCTTGCCGCGTGTCGGCGGCACGTACCTCGCGGCGCCCACCCGCACCAGCGCCGCCGCGTGCTGCACGCTGGTTTCGAATTCAGCGCCGCGCGCATGCGACCACATCGGCCGCAAGGCCTGCACTTTCACCTTCGCCATGAGAACCCCGCATGAAAAAAGAGAGGGCGGGGTTGAGCCGCCCCCTCTTGAGTGGAGGGAACCGGGGACTAAAGAGAGACCGACAGAGACACCCCGGACTCCCGCACGCACCTTACGGCGCGGTGACCGAAGTGTACGCGGCGTTCGACAGGTACTGCACGGCCGAGTCGCGCCGCCGCTGCCAGTTGATGAACCGCTCGCACTTGAGCGCGATGCTGTTGGTCTGGAACATGCTGACGACCGAGGTCGCGGTCGGGGTGGCGCTGTTGTTGGTCGGCGCATCGTCCATCTGCAACGATGCCTGGTCGCTCGCGTCGATCGTGAACTGACCGTCGTCGGCCAGCATGATGTCATCGGCATTGACCAGCACGATGATGCCGCCCGAGGAATCGCCCGGCACGTGCTGCGACACGATCACCGGCAGTCCCATGAACGAGCCACCGGCCGGCGTGACGCCCGCGAAGCTCGGCTGGCCGAGCTCGTTGCGCATCATCGACAACGCGAGTGCGTTGTTGCCGCCCATGATCCACACGCCCGAGGTGAGCGACTGGTTGGCGGAGATGAACGCACCGAAGAGCGCCTCCAAGTCGGCACGCACGGAATTCAGGTCCGACCCCGAGGAGGGGATCGCCGTGATGCCGTTGGTGATCGAGGCGGGCGAGACGTTCGCCACCAGCGCCTTGGCCGGGTCGACGAAGTCGATGTCGATGCGCGCACGCAGCGCCTCCGCCAGTGAGCGGCGCACCTGTGCATCGGCCGACGGGTTGGAGAAGCGCGCGAGCTCCTGCGTGATGACCGCGATGTTGGCGACCTTCGAGAAGCCGAGCGTGACCGCGTCGAAGTCGAACTTGGTCAGTGGCTTCGGCGCGCCCTGGCCGACCCAGTAGCCCTCACCGCCGCTCGTCTGCATCAACATGCGGATGTTGAACGGCACGCTGTGCAGCGGCGGGATGCCGTTGGTGCCGAACTTGCCGACGATCGTCATCGGCCGCAGGTACTCGATGAACTCGTTCGCGAGCGTGGTGAATTCCACGAACGGTCCCGCCCAGGTGGCATCCGTGGTGGTGCCGGCGGCGACCGCCGCCTTGATCGCACCGGCGACGCGCGGGTTGTCGGGGAAGCGCGTCTTGGCGATCGCGAGCGCGTTATCGTTGAAGCCCTTGGCGAGCATGATGCAGCGGACGAGCCGCGTGAACTCGATGCCCTTCTCGAGGTTCGCCTCGACGGTGATGTGACGCGCGGCGAAGTCACGGTCACGGGTGACCTCACGATCGCGCGCACCGTCATCGACGCTGCGCACCGTGCCGACCGGCCGGGCGCGTGCGGCCTGCGAGGCCTCCATCTCGTGCAGGCGCTCGAGATGCACGTCGATCGACTTCAGGTCCGCCGTCATCGTGTCGTACTGCTCCCCCTGCTCCTTGTCGAGCGTGGAGCCCTCTTGCGCGGCCTTGTCCATCAGGCCGTCGCGCGTCGTTGCGAGCGCCATGCGCTTCGCCTCGAACGCCTTGATTTGTTCAGCGACATTCATCTTCGTGCCCTCCTCGGGCGGTGTGTTTGCGTTGGCCGTGACGCCGGCCGAGGTGGAATCGAGCCTGACGACGCGCGGCGTTGAACGGCCTGACGCGGCCCGCAGCGTGGTGTCGATCGACTTGATGGTGGTGATGGTGGCGTCGGCGTTGGCGGGAATCGTCACCGCCGACAGCTCGAGCCACAGCCATTTGGTAAAGCGTTCGCCCCGGCTGCCCTTGATCGGCTCGCTCTCGAGCGGCTTGAAGCCGATGCTCAAGCCCCGCACCAGTCCCGTCTTGATGTCGGCCCAGGCGACGTTCAATCGCTCGGCCCAGCTCGGCGGTGCGCCGTCGTACGGCTTTTGCAGGTGCCCGCGCACCTCGATGCCGGCGTCGGTCACCTTCGCGTAGGTGATGTGGCCGATCGGCTTGCCCGTGTCGTGCTGCGCGAGCAGCGGCAGGGGCAACTTGAACTGCGCGCCGCTCGACTCGACCACGTCGCCGATGCGATCGGTCGAGGGCGTGGTCGCGATGCCCGCGAACTCGCGCGTCTCCTCGTCGAGCGATTTGAGATTGAGCGTCGACCAGGCTCGGACCAGTGTCATGGCAGTCACTCCTCAGACGAAATGCAAGCGGTAGTCGGGCGCGGGCTTCATCAGGATCGCCCGACCCATCGCCATGATCAGCGCCACCGCGCCGTCGATCTTGCAGTAGGGGTTGTTCGGGTCTTCCTTGCGCGGAAAGATGTGTTCCTTGGCATCGATGCGCGCCGCGACGTTGCCCATCATCCAGGTCATCGCGCGGTTGCCGTCGTGCCAGAGCTTGCCGGCGAGCGTGAGCGCCTCGATCTCCTTCATCGGCTCCGAGAGGTTGCGCACGCTCTGCGGGAACTCGATGATCGGCACGCGCGCCTTCTGCAGCCGCGTGATCAGGTAGGCGGCCTGCGCCGGGTCGAACGCGCCGTCCTGCAGCGACACCTGCTTCGCCGTCTTGACGATGTCCTCTTCGATGAAGGCGTAGTCGGTCATCGTGCCGGGCGTGGCGATCATGTCGCCGCTCGAGACGAAGTCGCGGTACTTGTCGTTGTCCTCGAGCGCGGACTCCGGCACGTAGAAGCGCGGGATCACGAAGTACTCGCCCGCCTTCTCGAAGAGACACACGAGCGCCGTGACGTCCTTCTTGGTCGCGAGGTCGGCACCGAACCAGCAGCGGCAGCCCTGAAAGTCCTTGAGCGCCAGCCCGCGGCGCTGCTGGCGCTGCCAGGCGAGCATGTTCATCCACGCCACCCGCGCACCGACCCACTCGTTCAGGTGCTTGGTGCGAAAGGCGTTCTGCTTGACCGCCGAGCGGCGCGCGCCTTTCAGCATCGAGTCGAGGAAATCCGCGTACACCGACACGTTGTAGTTCGGGTTGGCTTTTTTCAGGCTCGCCGGGTCGTCCCAGGCGTCCTCCTCGTCGATGCCGAAGATGATGCCGAACTGCTGCTCGTCCTCTTCCTGCTGCTCGAGGATGCGGATCACGTCACGGCGCCGGTCGTAGCAGGGGCCGCCGAGGTTCGAGCCCGCGGTCGTGATCACGGACAAGAGCGGCTGCTCGCGCGCGCCCATGCCGGTCAGCATCGCGTCGATCATGTGATCGTCGTCGTGCTCGTGGTACTCGTCGATGATCGCCCCGTGCGGGCTCGAGCCGTCGCCGGGCTTGCCGATCATCGTCTCGAAGCGCGACATGTCGGCGGTGATGTAGATGGGACCTGGGTTCGCCGCCGTGCCCGACAACTTGATGCCGGCCGCGTCGCGAAACCAGGCGGTCTCCTGCAGCATCTGCCACGCCGGGCGGAACACCTCGTGCGCCTGCTTCTCGGTGGTCGCGCCCGAGTACACCTCGGCGCCGCGTTCGCCGTCGGCGGCGAGCAGGTAGATGCCGCGTGCGCCGACCCGCGTCGACTTGCCGTTCTTGCGCGGGATCTCCTCGTACGACTGGCGGAACCTGCGCAGGCCCGTGTCGCGGTGCAGCCAGCCGAACAGGTTGCACTCGATGAAGCACTGCCACGGCTGCAACTCGAGCGTCTCGTGCCGCGCCGCCCAGCGCCCCTTGACGTGCGGCAGGCACGACATGAAGCGCACCACGCGATCGGCCTTCTGCTCGTCGAAGCGGTACGGGAAGTCGACGTTCGGCCGGGCCCCACGCTTGAGATCGCGCTCGAAGCGTTCGCAGGCGAGCTTGACGTACTTGCTGGCGGGCAGCTTGCCCTTCAACACCTCGCGCGCGTAATGCCGCGCCTTCAGCGGCCCGTCCACGATTCAACGCACCCGGTCAGTTGAAGTCGCGCGGCGCCGCCGGGACGCGACGTGGTTGCGCGTCGACGAACTCCGCCATCGGGTTCACCTGCTGCGGTTGCTTCGCCATGATGATCTTCTGCCGATCCGACGGCGTCATCCCCAGGCGCCCGATGCAGGTCAGCATCGAGGCGATCTTCGGCGCCGGGAACTCACTCGGCGCATCACGGAAATCCGCCAGCAGGTTGGCGAACACCTCGAGCGTCGGACGATCGGTCGCCGACAGCACGCCCGGCAACGACCACTTGACGAGCTCGTTCCAGGCGCGTTTCGCCTCCTTGCGCAGGTACGCCGGTGCACGGCCGACCGAGTCCGGGTGCTTGGCAGGACGATTGCGGTAGCGAGCCGGGTTGTCCCTGTGTGCGCCCTTCAAGCGCGCCACTTCCTCGGGCTGTTTGTGACGGGGCATCGATGCGTACACCTCATGTTGCTGCGGGGTCAGAACTGTTGCGCTGCCGCCTCTAACCGTAGTGTTGCAGCGAAAAAGCGGC